ATCCGTCCTTAAAACCCTCATTAGGTGAGAACGCTTTTCTTACCATTTATTAACTCGCTTTTTTGCTTTCTGCGATTAATGTCTTACGGCGCAATTCTTCTTCCTTGGCTCTTAATTCCTGTTCCTTGCGATCCATCTTAGTCTTCTTATCTTCCAAGGCTCTCAAGGCAACCTTTATCTCTTCTAACTTATTAATCGTGTCCTGATTCTTATCCTCTGCGATTTTTTTATTAGCCGCGGACTCTTCCTCTAAAGCCTTAATCTCTGCAATCTTAGGCTCAACAATCTGTTTTAATTGCTCTAAATGTTCCTTCTCAGCCTGTAATCCTTTTAGTTCTTCCTTTAATCTGTCTTCGCGGGAACATAATTCCTGATTTCTAATACTATTCTTATCATCTAGCTTCTTAGACTGTTCCGCACGATTATTGGCTTGAGACATAAGGCTATTAGCCTCAGAAATCTTACGATCAGCTTCGGCCATTAAATTGTGTGCGGCCACTCTCATCTTCTCAATGCTGACACGCTCATTATTTAATGCGCCTCTCTCTTTATCCATCGAGAGAAATCTTTCTTCTTTAACTTTCAAATCAGCGCTGCGTTGTTCAAGGTCCTTCATAAACATATTCATCTTGTTCTCTTGATCCAAAAGCTGATTGTGACGCTTTGAAAGCTCATTTCTGAACTTCTGATCTTCAGTCTTCAACCGCTGTTCAAATTCATTTTCACGCCTTAAATGCTCTTCTTTTAATTGTTTCAGACTATTCTTTGCCAGCAAGACTTGATGCTCTAAATCGTCCTTCTCCTTCTTGGCAATCTTAACAAGCTCTTGAACTGCTGAGTTGTATTCAAACATCGGAATTTCTTGTTCACTTTTCAATTTGTCTGCCATTTCCTATACCCTTTTCTCAATAGCCCAGAAGGAAACCAAACCAATCAAAGATAAAGGCGCTGATTCCATCGGGAATGAACCGAACATTAATATAAAAAACGCAACGAAACTCGACATATAAGAGAATCCGAGCGTATTGTCTTGGTTATATTTAAAGTTGCGTAAAGCATTAATAACCAATAAAGAAAACAGAAATAAACCGACAAATCCCAAGCATAGCCAAATCATTAAGTAATCATTGTGGGGGTTAGTCCAATAATTATCCCCAAACTTCACCATATAAGATTTAGGAGCACCAAATCCGGTTCCGAATAGGGGATTCACTGCACGGCTAATGAATTCCTGCCATGCAGGTATGCGTCCTGTAAATCCTGTGTTTAATTTATTGAAACTAGGAACTAAATAACAAAAAGATGCGAACAAAGCCAATGCCCCGCAAGATAAGCCAATCGCTAATTTGTTTCTATACTTTAACAACGCAAAAACAACAATTGCTACGAAAGCAGCGACCACGGAAATACTGGACTTGGCCATTAACAAAGCAATTATCAACACCGCTAAACACAATTTATAACGTAATCCCTTAAGATAAATACAAAACGGAATACACAATGCCATGTAGTTCCCAAACAAATTCGGATGATCCAATGTCGCAGCCACATGTCTTAATTCTGTCTGGACGTATTTAGCTAAATTCTTCATCGGGTCTAGTCCTATGCCCTGGCAAATACCGAATATGGCAATTGCTGTTGCTGATATAACTATCGCCTTAGCAATGCGAATAAAATCTTCTCTTTGAATGGACGCACAAACCAATACAGTAGCTACAACAGCTAGAATAAAATGGATAGATTCTAATAAGGTTCCTGCGTTCAACCCATGCCCTGCAACTAACGGGTAATACCAATTAAACCCAATGTGAAAAAATCCCCAAGCTGCCAACCAGCTTAAATATTTATTTTTGTAATCGAATTTAAGCCCATTTTTTAAGGCGAACGCAATAATCCCCATCATCGTCAGATCAAATAAAGCTTCTTTAATCAAGCGCGTAGGCTCAGGAATCCCCTTAAAAGGAAGGATTGCAAACGGGATTATTAATATTGCCCAGATAATCAAATTAACCATATTTTGTTGAGGGGGTTTTTAATGAGAACCCCTCAGAAACTCGTTTTTATTACTTGTGACTATTAATACGCAACCAAGCCCAATAGGTATTGGCGGCGTCACCAGTGTCGGTGGTTGCCGTAGCGGACAATAAGAAACCTAATTGTCCACTAGCAGTACCATCGGCTGTGGTTGTAGGACACGCCTTCCCAGCGTTACCAGACGGCGAATTGGAGCAAGCCCCAATCACAATTCCAGCACCCGTCGGAACAGACGGCATTACAACCTTATGCGGCCCACGGATAGCAATACGGCCAAGGCTGCCAGATAAAATACTTTCATCTGTAACACCAAAGACATAAATGCTGTCCGTTGTGGAACCGTTAGTCGTCACATAACTACCCAAATAATTATTAGGATTAATCGTTTGGGTAGTATCCAAGATAACGACATTGTTCGCTGACAACGTTGAGGCAGAGTTGTTATACGCCTGAACGAAAACGGTCTGCGTAGTAGCTTTGCTGTCAAACGCTGTTGCGCTGTTTTCTGCTCTAACCACGGGGCTAAACGCCACCACGAAAAGAGCAACTAACATGAATTTAATGCTTTTCATTTAATTTCTCCTTTCATTAAGACCAGGTGTCGCCAGAGCCAGTAAATACACCCTGACGCGCGAGGTTAGAAGCTACTAAGTTACCCGCCCAGTACAGACGGCCCACTAAAGCATCTTGATCGGTGGGGCTGATGAAATCACGGAAAGTCATATCGCGATCACGAGCGACCATCAATTTCATATACTTTAAGTTCAAGAAGTACCCAGTATTCGCGGGGACATCAGACCCAAACATAACCGGAACGCCCTGGAAATAGATATGCTGGAATCCTAAGTCACCACTTTGAGTATTAGGAGTAGGCAAGTTATATTGGATCGTGCTGGTTAAAGAACGATGCAAGTTGATATACATTGCCTGGGTCAAAATACCGCAGGTGGGAACTTCATTACCGCGAACGCATTCAAAGAACAACTCACGGAAGGCCTGAAGACCGCTCGTAGAGAAGTTAGTTGTAATTTCGGCGGTTTGATTCTGCCACCAGCTATAAGCCGAACGGCTCAAGGAACCTGTAGTTCCAGTGGTAGGAGTACCAGAAACCAAGTTCTGAAGACCAGTAATCCCAAGATCAGATTCCCCATTATTGGAGAAAATACCAACGGACTGGCCATCCATAGACTGCTTCATGGACTCCTGAGCGGCTTCAATGATAACTTCCATGTAATTAATAATGGCCGTTTCATCGTTACCAGAGTTCTGAAGCAATTTAGTACCTGTTAAAGTTACAGGCACGGTGAGTTGCTTACGGTTATAAATCGCAGAAGTGACAGGGTCAGTTTCTGCATAAGACAAGGTGGTCAAGCCACTGTAGGCCTGAGCATTTTGCAATTCTTTAAAAACAGGAAGATTGTACTGCAAACCACCCGATTCATATTCCTTGTTGCCTAACTTATCCAATAAATAAAGCAACGGAATCTGAGTCGTGATGTTGTCAGAAACCTTCCGGGAAATCAACGGGTTCGTAATAGAACCAATTGTGTCCCAATTAACGGTTGTGGACAAATACGACATGTTAATACTCTCCTATGATTGCGCTATTTCTTGCGAATCTGGGAGAGCAAACCTCTAAAAGACGTGTTCCTAACATCAATAGTCTGAGCTGGCATTGTCATTCCCGATCCCGGCGAAGAAACAGCGTTTATTTTCTCTTGTTTACGTTCTTCTTTTTTTACACTGTTGGACAAGAGAGCTTGCTCTAACTCTTCAGGATCTGCAATGGCGTGAAGTAATCGCTTGACATCAACGTCCGGAAACGCTAATCCCTGCTTAATTACATCTTCACGGTACCTCTCAATGACTTCATTTCCGTATTTACTGGATAACGCATTAAGTGCATTAGACACTGACTGCTCTCTAGTCTGGAATTCACGACCTTGAGCATGTTGTACGTATCCCTTTAATTGATCGAGTTCCTTACGGATATCATTGATATTGGTAAGTTCCAAAATTATCTTCTCTAAGTTCTCTAACCCCTTACGAGTTTCCAAGTCTGGGGCGGTTTCCTTAAGTTGGTCAATAACTCTGGATGCTTCCTTTTTTGCATCTTTGGCAGTAGTCTTAGAAGCAACGTGATCCTTGATAATCTGAGCAGCTTCACTCTCTGATATCCCAAGTCTTAATATTTCTTCACGCTGTCTCTTAAACTCGGCAATCTCTTGAAATTTACTCTGCAACCCTTTTTCAATAAGCTTGCCTTTTTCTTCCAAAGCCTTACGAGCTATAGGTCTTTCTTGTTCGGGGAATGCGGAAATGTCCACACCATTTACGTATTCAGGCGTTCCACCCGACTGCGTTTCGCCTGCCGTGGCTACGGATAATCCTTCTCCAGTTTGCGCCTGTCCTTGAGATTGCGCCTGTTTAGGTTCCGCAATCGCCTGGCGAAGCGTCTGGCCAAGGGTTTTATCGTTATCTGCCATAGATTCACTACCTTTCAACTAACTGCATTAATATTACTTTTTACCCATGATGCTCTCTGAATTTACAGCATTAGCGCCCGGTGTATCAGCGCCGTAGTACTTCCCGTAGGTCGGATCAGGCGTTGTCAACGCTTTATGCGAAGACGGCATAGCGATCCCATCAGGAACGCCAGCACTCTTAACCGGAGGACACAGTTTATCGGCCATATTATTTACCTCCTTTCCCATTCCTTGCTTCGTACAACTCTTTTTTAACCTTCTGTTTAAACTCTGACTTCCACTTCTGATCTTTTACGGACTTAACGATTGCTTCCTTCGTGTCACGTTTCATCTTCTCTTTATCGACGTAAACACGATTCCCACTTCTAACCTTATTAACTATCTCTTTTGTGTCATTTGGGACATCATCATTTAAGCCATGCGCTTTTAAATGCTGTTGCCACTGCCTCTTACTCTTAATGACAACGGGCTTACCTGTCGTATGGAAATCTACAAAGTCATACGTTGCCCGTCCACCGTTCATTCCACTTATAAATTCACCTGTGCCTATAAGCTTAATACATGCACCACGACATGCGTCACAATGCACTAATGGCCTCTCGGACATATAATGAAACTCGTCTTGAATGTGACCGCACTTACTACATTCGTATGCATACGTTGGCATCAAACACCTGTTGCCGAACCTACCGGGCGCGCCTTATCCCCGGTCCCGGGCCCTTTATCCTGAACGCTTGCATTAACCCTATCCGTTGAAGGCATACCCTGACGAGCAACTTCAGGATTCGTAGACATCATCGGAGGCCTAATATCACCCTTCTGTGCGCCGCCCTCTGACGCAACTCCTTCTGCACCAGGCAATAATCCGCCAAACTGTGCGTGTTCTAACATATGCTGATCTCTAGCAGCCGTCGGCGTTGCCTTTGCGTGTTCTTCCAAATGTAATAAATGGTTATTGTTCGGGCTTACGATGCACGGAATATTCGTCATCAATAATTCATTTTCTTCCATTGCACACGCACGTTCGCCTTCGTCGTTGCTAATAACCAGCTTGTCGATATCCTTCTCGAACTTAAATCTCTTATAAACAGCCTTTAACGTCTCGTCCTTCTTCATACGTTCAGGCGCAATCGAACCCATGATGCTAATCGCATCTAATAACTGCTTGCGATCTACCGTCTCGTCCTTCGGAGGCGCGGCCGAACCCGCATCAATAAAAATCTTCATGTTATTAATCATCCGACGACGTTCTTTTCTATCCTTCGGCAAATCCGGCCACATCTGCGGGGATACAATCTCGCCAATTAATTCCTGAACTTTTTCTCTGTCATAAAACTGCCATGCCAACTGTGCGATCTTCTTTGCAATAGCAACGGTAAAATCCTCGATGCAGTCTTGTTTCGCAGAAATCTTTAACTGCAAACCGCTCTGAGCAATCTGAGCCTGCGTTGCTGTACGCTGGCCCTCTTGGGCCTGGAACATCAGCTGACCCATGTTCGTCGCAGCCTGTAAATCTTCCTTAATTACCTCATCTACCTGGAACACCTGTGGGGGCAACTGCGGTGTCTGCTGCATGATAAAACCACTAATGTCTGTGACACGAATCAACTGCACCGCCTCAGTCGATTGAATCTGATTCATGTCCTCTTCCGTGGTCTTGTCCGCTTGTGCAATAATAATTGCACCTGCCCGACGACGATATGCCGCCATCTGGGAACGAGCACTTGACTGCTCTTTTACCTGTGGGAGAATCGGACGGACAATGTTGTATGGATAAGCACTTGAATCCGAACTAATGTCTTGCTGGTTGTCAGGGAGTGTTTCTTCAAAAACTAAAGGCTCCAGAGGAAAGCCTTCAAAATCATAAGGCCAATCACCTTTGAAATGATAGTCTCCGCTCATTAAGCTAATAGTCATGCGTTGTTGAGAGCGTCTATCCCAAATGTGATATAGCCTTATAGTGGTTATATCGTCTTTTACATCGCTTACAGGTATCGGATTATCATATGTAACCTTACGGATTAACTTCCCGCCACTTACTGAATCATCCTTATATATGCCTCTAATATTTCTTTTATTCGTATAAAGCGGATTCGCCAAAAAATCAACGATCGCAACGTCCTCGTAGTACGCAATCCACGGCATTTTACTGACCAAGTGATACCCCGGAGCCATTAACACGTTCCAGGACGGAATCCACTCGGCAAAAATGCTCTCTTCCTTAATATTCTGGCTTAAAACCCCCTGCTGTTCGGGTAGCTTATCCTTCTTCGCGTTAAAAACACTTTTAATGGCATCTTTTAACGACGCAACGAGGCTTTTCTCAGGATCATCCTCGATTTTTGCAATATCTTCATCCAGTTTCGCAATGTAGCCGGTGTTAATCCAACCCGGAGGCTGCAATAACGCCGATAAAATAACCCTTTTAAACTGCTGCTTTAACTTCTGATCTTTCCATATCTCATTTACGACTTTCTCTAGCGTCTCGGAAAACCCACTCCAGTCCGCAGTTTTCGACTTAATAAAAATATACGGATCACGGAAATACAACAGCGGTACTAAATTACTCACATACCAATTAACGAAATTAACTTCTACCCGCTCGTCAATCTTTGCCTCATGCTTATCGAAATACTGGCAATTTAACAACGCAATTGCCTGACGCCATTCGTTATGACGGTTAGCCTGAACCTGCTCGGCCTGCTTCACACGCTGTTTCCAGATAGCTATTTCTGTCTCGTGACCCATTAAACCTTTCTAAACTGCATACTGCGCAACTTATTTCCTACCCTGTGACTAAATATTTTGTTCTGTATCTCTGCCGCTGTCAGATTCGGGTATCGGTTCTTATACTTATCAATTTCCCTATACATCTTCTCCCAGTTATCCGCCGACATATTATTCGTCTGGACCCGTTCAGCCTGCTTCTCTCCTCTTATAAACGGCTCATCGAACATCTGGGCCTGGCAATCTAACGCATCATCGTGTTCGCAGAACGGAAACTGCAGAAACTCAAGCTTTAACAACTGCACAAAATCTTCAACTTTACCGCTATACTTACTTACAAAATACAAATGCTCTGGCCAAAATACTTTCCCCGCGTGGTACTGACCAACCAACCTCTGCTCGATGCGGTCAACTTTGCTCGCAACCGTCGATTTCGTTTCTTTTACAGTAAATCTTCGTCTTCCCAGTACTGGCGTTTTCTTTCGAAACGCCTCCACCTGACGCCTTTCAATTTCTTCCAAATCTCCGTGACGGCCACCAATAACTTCATATTTAACCCACTTTAAATTTTTACATTTATCGACGATCTCAAATAACTTGTCTATTCTCTGAAACGCTGTCAGCTTATCCCTTATTCCTTCCAGCAAATATTGATTCCCCTCAGAATCGATCCCCCACCGCTCAATAACCGTGTAATCACTTTTCTTTTTTGTCGTCGAGGCAGGGTCAACCAATACATATTCCGCCAATCCTTCTGGTAATTTCTTATAATCGCTTCCTCCAACATCACCCACGACATACGTTTTAATCCAACTCTCCCTAAACTTCGCATCCGCAGGGTTAATCGGATTTAACATATACTGCGTTGCAAACTGCCACGGCCCTACCGATGGATCTAAAATCAGCTTTTCAAGCTCATCATCCGGTAACCGCTCAGGAAACGTCGCCACCCCATTAATCCGCGCCGGGATAAACGACTCCTTAAATAAACCGCTCTTTCTTAAAACCGACGTGTACAAATCGTTGAAGTGATAAATCGTCCCAACTACATCCTCACGGGGTACTGCCGCCTTATCAAACAACGGTCTTAAACTCGAATAATAATCCTTGCTTGCCTGTATCTGCGTGTCATTCGTTACGCTGTCCTTCGTCACCAAATCGTCCAACTTCATATAATCAAAGTGCAAACCCGTAAGGTTAGTCCCGACACCCGCAACCATTATCGTCGGTTCCTTACGGGCCAGTACCCGGCATGGCACTGTAAAATCCTGGCTCGTACCGAACTCAACCTTCCCAACAGAATTCGGCTTCGGACAAAACTCCGGGAAAAAATGCCTAAACGCCACGTTCGCCATGAAATGCCCTTTAATATTCCTGAGCATATCCGTCGAAATACCAATCGTGTTACTGCACAACAACATCCTTATATTCGGGTTATTTATAATCAAATAAACGCTGTGACACTCGGTTATCAACGTCGTCTTAAAAAACCCACGACTCCAGATCCATAAATTTCTAATCGGAGTCACTTCATCCAACACCCTAATCTGAGAAAGAGCCTCTACTTCCTTGCAATGAAACGCGCCGAGTTCCTTATAACCCAGCATATAAATCAAACTTCTAAAATCCCGACGGAAAAACTCTTTTAATAACTCTTTGCGTCCAGCCGTCGATAACTGCTTATATAAATCCTTCTCACGTTTTCCAAACCGTGAAACGGCAAAATCAATAATGTCTTTCACTTCAAACCCTCATCGGGCAATATAATCCTTAACCCTTACGGATTAACAACATCCGCGATCTTTATCCAAACTCGCATTCACCTTTTCACTCGACGGGCCTATAATAACTCCCGATTTTTTCGGTGCGCTTTTAAACGGTGCTAACCCCATATACAACCTCTTTTCCCTTACGTAAATCGTTTCCCCTCTGTCGCTGCAACCTATATGGTTCCTACATATATACCGACGGTACTTATCGTCTTCATCCAATAAATCCAGCTCAATCCAACAAAACGGGCATTTCAATTCAATACCTTATTAATCTCTGAACTTAATTCAAAATAACCCTATAACCCGAGAAATTCATCCAACGGTAATAAACAACATCATCACTAATTAAACCGTCGGAAATCACCGTTAAAAATTTAATACTATTCGTACTTCTTCCCCCATTTAATACCCTTCATCTGCTGCCAGCTCTGGCCCTTTACGGGTTTTGCTTTATTCGCCATATTCATCTCCTAGCACATCCCACGCTTATAACCTTTAGCAGGGTTCGTCATTACTTTCTTACCGCCTTTAACCGCCTTCTTCATATACCCTCTCTCGTATTAACAAATCTTACAAATCAACTTCTCCGCTACTCTTACCCCAGGCCATGTCCCGTGATTTACTGCCCTATGCTCCATGTAATCACGCCACTCTAAAAATCCTTCTCTGTCCTCATACGCAACCGTTTTATCGACCAATAATCCAATATACGTCGACGGCATTTATCTTTTAACCCCAACATCTTTACGGTACGCATCAATCAAATTCTTCTCTTCCGGCGATAAATTAACTCCAACCGCAACTGCTACCGTACTGTCTTTTAAATCCCCATATATACGTGCAGCTGTGTCCAAATACTTATGCCTGATTAATAGATCCGGCTCCTCTTTTAATACGGGATTACCTTCTCCGTCGGCATCCATGCTCTTCTTCGTCGCTTTTAACCCTTCAGCTAAACACGTATACATTTCTTTACGTGTAACTCCAGCTTCTTTTAACGCAATGGCTTTTTTACTTAATTCTTCGGTGGGATCTGCATGAGAATTATCAATAGTGGTAATTTCCGTCGAGGGATTCAATAAAACTTCTTTATTTGTTTTATTTTCTTTTCTCATCACGGCTTATTAATACACCTTTGTTTCATTAAATGCAACAAAATATTGATATTTTTTATGAGCATACCACAATATGTGGTATTTTTTACAATGTTAATACACTGTATATTGTGTTTCAAAAAATTATGGTCGTGTATGGAGGTGCCAGGGAGGTAAAGAGTTATCTCCCCTCTCCTGGCCAGAGCCGACCCTCCACAAATTCGCTTGCCCTCCACGCCTCACCACAGCCCCTATATGACACGATCTCCATAAAAACATAGATGGCTTCGTATCATAAGGGAATGTGCCTGTAAATGGCTATAAACGCAAATAAAGGCTATATAGGCATACTTACATATGTCTAATTACATAATTGATTATATTATATAAGAGATATATATTATATACGCATAATTAATATTATGTTAAGTATCTTATAAACCATTGATACACATGGCTTTATGTAAAATCACTAAAACATCAATTGTTGTAAACTATTGCAATACAACAACTTAAAAAAGTACAAAAATGTCATATCATTTTATATTATTTGATTATTCATCAATTATTTATTGATTATTAACAAAAAACTGTCCCATTTGTGCCCTATCCGTCCTCCTTTTAGGGCAAAAGCCGAAAAATGCGTTATCGACGCTGGTGTCCGCCATTTCCTCTATTTCCTCTATCTTTTATAAGAAAGATATAGGAATATAGGGTAAATATAGGGGTATAAAAGATATAGAAAGAGTGTTGCAAAACATACAGGACATGGAGGACATGGAGGACAGTCCCGTCGCTGCCGTAATTTTCGATTTTTTTCAAAGTATTTAAAAGTGGCGGACATGCGGACAAAAAATTAATAATAGAGTATATATATATTGTTTTTCACGTGTTACATTGTAATGATAACGTAACACACTGACATAAACGAAAAAAATTGACATAAATGTTAAAATATTTGTTGACAATGTTATAACATCGTGTTACATTGTAAATATGATGAATTACGCAGAATTAAGAAAAGAGTACCGGCGAAAGAGAAATGCAGGGTTTATGGCGTTTCTGAAACGTGTTTTAGAGGTATTGAATTCGTAAAACGTATTATTATAAGGGAGGCGAGAATGTTTAGAACGGCGACACGCGCACAGAGATATAATACAAGAATGGATAAGATATTTGATGGAGCCATGAAATCACGATTTGGTTCTAAGTTTAAAGTATTTAATCGCGACACTGGTTTGTTAGTGGGTGAGTTTTATAATGATGCGCTAGAGCATTATGGGTTTAAGAGTGATAATTATATTATTGAAAGAATTTAACCAAGGAGGCGACCAAATGGAGACGATACATAATAGAGTTAGCGCAGCGAAAGAAATAAAGCAGTTATTAAAGAAAATCTACCCTTCCATTAAATTCAGCGTGAAAAGCGATATCTTTGCTGGCGGAGATTCTATTAATGTCTCTTGGAACTTAGGCCCAACACAATCAAGGATTCAAAGCCTTATTGAGAAATACCAAGAAGGCTCATTCGATGGCATGACTGATAGCTATAATTATGAGTCCACCCTTGTTTTAAGAGAAAATGGCGAGATTGCTAAATTAGGCGGCGCAAAATACGTACACGCACACCGTGAATATAGAACTCAGGAAGAAATTGACAATTATAAATTGCCGTGGAAAGAACAAAGAAAATTATGGGATGATGAACGCTCCTTCTATCATATTGTTGGCAAAGATATTTGCAAGGCTGCTAACATTGAATATCAAGGGTTAGAAATGTGTATTGACCCCTCCATCGTATTCTGCCGCCAGGTTTATGCTTATGGGCCTAACACGTTACGGGATTGCGTTTATCAGTTAATTCAAGGAACTGATTTCTTAGATGGCTATCATGGAATTAAACAAGGTGATGCTAAAAACGAATTTATTGCATACTAACCCAGGAGAACACACAATGGAACACACCAAAACACAAACAACGCATACACCGGGGCCGTGGAGCGTAGGCAGAACATTACTGACTCCTGAGACCAGAAAATGGTCTAAAGAACAAATAGAAAAGAATGATTCCATTGAAGAACAATTTATCTTTGCTAATTTTCATGCAGAAGACCAAGGCAAAGGTAGAATCTGTATAGCTTCCTGCCATGGGTTTAGGGGAAATAATAAGGCAAATGCCAAGTTAATATCTTGTGCCCCAGAACTATTAGAGGCTTTAAAAGGTTTAGTTAGTAGAGCAACAGCATCCGAAGAGAGAACTACTGTATTTAAAAGAGCCAAAGCAGCCATCACCAAAGCCACCAGCTAACGGGAAGATAAAATGGATAAAGATTCAGCGTATAAGAAAATGCAGATTAAACAAATGTGTGCAGACTTAGAAAGTGCAATATCAAGCACAAAAGAATGGAATTCCACTAAATCAGTCTGTTTACGCCTATACGGATATGGCTGGCGCAGAAAGAAATCTCCTCACTCCTCATCTTCTAAAGAAAAGGAATAAAATGGCAAAACTAGACTATATTGCTTTAAGCACTAAAGATAACTCAATTCTTGGAGCCGCAATGAATTACTACATCCTTATTGCTCAACTTGAACATGATGGATTTACAACGGATGAGTATGAAATATTTAAGAAGTGTTAAAATATTACCAACCCTCCCTTCGCCCTCAGCGGTGGTCAATCTCTGGTGCGGACGGGATTAAAAGACGGAGAATGAAATGACCACATATATACTTATTATTGTTTTAGCTACTGGGTGGACATACGGTGGCGTTGCCATAAATCATGTCGAATTCAATAGCTTAGAAGCATGTCAGAAAGCCTTAAATTTATATAAAGGCCAAGGTTTTGATATAAAAGGAGCATTGGGCAGCAGAAGCATTGTAAACGGGTTTTGTACTGAGAAATAATCCCCCACGGGCCAAATGAGAGGTTGAGATGAAGACTGGATATTTTGCACGGGCCAGAGAAAATGGTTATTTAGCAAAACGGTCTATGAATCACATAGTAAATGAGAAAGATACTCCATTGTGCAATTATAGGCCACATAGAACAATGAGGTTCCAAATCTGTGCAAGCTATGCGTATATACCATATGTTGAATGTAAAAGATGTCTTAAAATCGTGCTGCACCAGAGATAACCCCGGCTACGAAGTCGGGAGAAGGGTTGGAAAAGGAATAAATATGGAAGAATATAAACCGATGCCACTAAAGGAATTCATTAAGAAAGCCAAAAAGTGCGTAAGGAGAAGATACTCTAAAAAACAAAAAGAAACTATTATTAAGAAGGCTAATCAATGGCTTGACGAGTACCAGTTAAGCCCTACAGGGAGGGAGTAATATGACACCAATACAAATATTAATAGTCTTATGCGTAACATGTTTAGTGGCACTATGGCAAGCCGAAAAATCGGCCAAAAGAAAAGAATACCAAATCGGTGAAGAGTATTGAAAGGAACAGGACAATGGCTAAAGACGAAGCGATGGCTAAATAATTGTACGAATCCGTACAAGAAATTGTATGAAAACGTACAATAGGTTGTACAAATGGTAATCCTCGACTCCCGCAAGTGCCAGACTAGGCTAAAAAACAAACAATGCGGGAGGGCCGTTACTTGCGAATTTAACGGGAAGATATACTGCGCCCTACATCACCCTTTACGGGTTAAACTGGAATTGGCAAGAAAGATCCGAATAACGAAAGGAAAAAATGAAGTCAACCTACATAACGATTAGAGTATCCGAAGAAGAAAAGAAACAGATGCAGGAAGACGCCAAGAAAGCCGGGTTTGATAATGTAAGCGTGTATATTTTGTGGCTTTATAGGCAGCAAAGACGCCTAAAAGGATAAATGACTACGATTTGACTACGGATTTACATCAAACACCGACGGAAAATATTACGCATTACGAATGCGCTGCTCTACCAACTGAGCTACGCCAGCATTATCAGTACACGACGATGAAGCACATTGTTGTCAGTAAATGTCAATGAATTATGACTACGAAATTGACTACGAAAGGCAGCGATCATAGAGTGTTTATATCTGTATCGGTTGTTGGTTGCAAATGGGCATAAATTTCTGTTGTGCTTGTAGTGCTGTGACCTAAATACTTGCTTACCTTATATATACTCACACCCTTCTGAACCAAATGACTTGCAAATGTATGACGGAATTTATGCCAGTTGATTTTAGAGACATTCGCAGCTTTACAAATACGTTTAAAGGTACACCTTTCATCTAATTTAGGAAAACAAAACAGGTCAACACCTCTAGCCCTATTGGCCCTTATTCCTTCTAAGATTTCCTTAAGTTTAGCATTTAGTGGTATCTCTCTAAATTTTTTTGATTTGGCTTTATAGACTATAACCAGATTTCTCTTATAGTCAATATCCATCCATTTAAACCTTAACAGCTCTCCCTTTCTCATCCCCGTGTAATAAGCTGTTGCGATCATTCCATACAACAGCTCCTGCTTAGAAGCCTCAAGAATGCGATCGATTTCATCAAAACTAAAAAAATCTTTAGGCGTCTTATCTAGCTTAAATAGTTTGAAATCCTGAAGGGGATTTTCTTTTATGAACCTTTGCTTAACGCACCATTTAAGGAAAAATTTAATAGTCGTTATTATATGATTAGCCCCCGCTTGGGTCAGAAGGCGGAAATTTACTTTATTCTCAAAGCGCCAGTTAAGATATTGCTGAAAGCTTCTCTCCGATATATCAACAAGAGAACTTATTTTCAAATAGTCTAAAAACGATTTAATGCGGATGTTGTCATTATAAAGAGTTTTCGGGGATTTAGAGTATTTAGTAAACGAATTGTATTGTTCTAGAACTTCGTAGGGATTTATATTTGATGGGGAAACCTCAGAAGATGGATTCCCAAGCTCGATCTCTTTAAGGGCTTTTAAGTGTTTTGCTGTTTTATAATCACGAGTCTTTAAACTTTCCTGGAAGCGAGTTCCGTTGCGATAATACTGTACCTGATATATGCCGTCCTTCTTATATAGAGAAGCCATTATTTAAAAAGTTCAGATTCTGTGATATCGAAGATGTCTATTAAACGCTTGCGGTGCTTGGCCCTAGGTTCACTATAGCCTGTTTCCCAGTGTGAGACAGTTGAAAAATCAACACCTATTTTTTCCGCCAACGCCCGGATGGTTAGATGATTCCTTTTTCTGAATCTCTTTATATTATCGCTAATTGCCATTGGTTTTCAAGAAATCAATCAAGGCTTTTAATTTGCTAATGTTTGTATTCTGCGCCCAATTAGTTAAGTATCCGACAAGCCTGTGCCGAATAATTTCTGGATCTTCTTCATCCTTAATAAAGTATTCAATGGGCTTTTCAAGGGCTTCCGCTATTTTCTCTAAGTCATCTATAGATATCTTCTTTACTTTACCATCTTCCCAGCGAAAAATAGTTTGTAGAGAAACTCCTATTTTCGATGCTAGTTGATCTTGTGTAAGATTTCTATCTCGACGAAGCTTGCGGATTTTATCACTAATATTCATTTTTTTCACTATATTGGTAAATATTTCTTGACATTAATAAACATTACTGGTAAATTATTAACCATAAGAGTTAAATTTACCCATTACACTTATGGAGCAAAGAATGAACTATACAGCCGATATCGAAATCCTTACAGTTGAAGACATGGCCCGTATGCTTGAGGTTACGGATCGCACCATTTATCGTAAAGTCGAAAGTGGCGAGATTCCTCACTTTAGAATTGGCAAGAAAGGCTCAATTCGGGTGCTAAAGTCCAAGTTTTTAAACTGGATCGAATCCCAGCATAATTAATTAATGTAGCAATAGTAACACTTTTTCTGATGTTTTTCAATAAAACCGACATTTTTGAACATTTTTGTTAAAAATGCACGCCCACCATACTATTTTGAACATTAAAAACAGATTAAAATAACATTAAAAAGGCATCATACCTCCTATATGTCTAAGTCTAACAAACAAGAATGCGCATTATCCTTTAAAATCAGTAACGCTTTAAAAGCCAAGTTAGACGAAGAATGTGAGCGCAGCGCACGTTCCCAATCAGACATGGCCAAGATACTCATTGCTAGGGGACTTTTAACCCTAGAAGCAGAGCGTAACATAGGTAAAGTTCTTTAACCGTAAAATTTAGTTAGATTTCTCTTTTTTGGGATAAAACCATGATATTCCCCGTCGAGAAAAAGCCTAAGTTGCTTATAAAGTCTGAGCCATTAGAAATAAGTCAGAAAAAGTCATGCCGAAAGATAGTTCTGTTAGTTCTCTTGGGTCTTATTGTTTCATTATTTGCAACATGCAGCAGGGCTCATGCGTTTTCTGATGAACAAGCCATCCGAGCAATTATAGGAGAAGCAGCCAATCAAGGCGAAATTGGCATGACGGCTGTAGCCGAGGTTATTCGGACACGCGGTTCTTTAAAGGGTATTTACGGCTATAAAGCTTCCCATGTGGATAAACAGCCAGCTTGGGTATGGAAACAGGCCCGTAGAGCGTGGTACGCCTCAAAGACGACCAATTACACCAGAGGGGCGCAGCATTTCGAGAATATTAAAGCCTTTGGCTGCCCGTACTGGGTTAAAGATTGTTACGAGACATTTCGCTATAAAGACCACGTATTCTACAAAAGGAGGGCTTAGTGCATACCTACCCAATCATTCTTAGAATCTACGGAACTTACCCGGAAATTATTCGACATATTGTTTGCTTTCCAGAAGATGCTCAACTGATTGCTTCTATTTATAACGGCGGTTCCTACGAAATCCTAAACATATGCGCGCATGTACTAAATTGCAAAGAGCAGTAGATCAAGTCGGCGGAAATATATTCGCCTATATGTACGATTTAAACCGTAATCATACCGAATCAGAAATACCAGCAGTTGAATGCCCCGATTGTGGGCGCGAAACATCCGAAAAAGCCTTAACCCGTAACGGCACCTGCGATAAGTGCGCTATGGGCAAGTAGTTCGTAATTATACATATACATACATAAATACTTGGGGTTTATGAAACTTACTGCCGAAGACTTTGAATTGTCATTAAAGATTGCCAATAGTTTCTGTAATAACCATAACGACATTGTGTACTGCTTAGAAGAAGACTCATTTTATATGTACCAGGAAGGCGTGTATAAAAAGCTCCACTTACGGGAAATGCACAATTTAGTTATGAACAGGAAAGAGTACACAAAGCAAATGTCTTTAACTGGTTTGCGTAATGTAACTGAGCGTATAGCAACTATTAAACAGCGCCACGTCTCTGATTTTAATAATCATAACTATATTAATTTTATCAATGGCCTTTTTAATATCGAAACCGGGGAGCTTGAAGATCATAGACCTGAAATTATTGCAACGATACGGCTTCCATATAGTTATGACGCATATGCAATATCTCCATTGTGGGAAAAGACCTTAAAAGAAATCATGGAAAACGATAATAATAAAGTACGCACCTTACAGGAATTCTTCGGATACTGCATCACAAAAGACGTTAAGTACGAAAAAGCTCTTATTCTTACCGGGGAGGGCGCCAACGGGAAGTCTACCATACTCCACACCTTAGAGCATATGGTTGGCGAAGAAAACTGCTCTGCCCTCCCCCTCAAATATTTGAACGATTCACAGAAAATCAGCGTATTGGTTAATAAATTGGTAAATATATGCGGCGAAGTTTCAAAACGCATTGAGGATTTCGAAGCTGAATTTAAGACGATTGTTACAGGTGAGAAATTAACCGTCAGTCCCAAATATATCAAAGAATATACCTTCCGACCTTTCTGTAAGTTAGTCATGGCAATTAATGAGTTTCCATACGTAGATGATCGTACCTCCGCATTTTATCGCAGGTTATTGATTATCGAATTAGGGCGTCAGTTTGGCGAACAGGAACAAAACAAAAATTTACGCGCCGAGTTATTGCATCAATTGCCAGGGATATTTAATTGGGCCTACGAAGGTCTTGTGCGGTTACGTCAACGCAACACATTCGTTGTAGATGAATATATGCGGAAAATTATTGAATCCTTGAAGGAATCGAATAACCACTTAATCCAGTGGTCCAAAGAGCAAGTGATGGTATTCCCAGGAGAGGAAATCGTTAAAGCAGAAATGTATGCCAAATACCGAAAATGGGCAATCGATAACGGTTATAAGCCATATGGTTCAGCTAAGTTTGGTGCAGATGTTTATAAAATATTTGAACAATATACCGAAAAAGAACGGCGTTCATCATTTGGAGATAGGCCTCGAATATGGCCTGGGATTGCGTGGCGCACAATGGAAAACGAAATTCGTTATGAGGAACTGGCAAATAGAACAAACGTTAAATGGGAAGAATAGACAGGCATGAAGGTTTGAATATACGAGAGATTACCGAAGCATTCGGGTTCATGGATGGTTTTTTAAACGAAAAGGAAGAAGAAATAACCAATGAACTAATGCCTGTATACGACCTCATGGATGCAATAAACAACAGCAACTTTGATAGTGAGACTAAAGACATAGCAAGGATTTTATTATCCGGGACGTATACGAATAGACAAGTGCAGTTGTTGAAATCCTTAGAACAAATCCGAAAGGTACAAAAGATGGCACGGATGCTTGGAATCGGAGGAAAGAGAAATAGAAAAGAAATAGGAATGATGGTTTTACCCTTGGAAGTTGTTAAGCAGATTCCGTTTGAAACAGTGCATGAGTTCGAAAAAATTAAAAGAAATCGTGGTGGGTTTATGGCGCTATGCCCGCTGCATCCTGAGAAAACGCCGAGTTTTAGTGTCCGTAATAATAAATTTAAATGTTTTTCATGCGGTAAAGCCGGCAGCACGATTGATTTCATCATGGAATTATACGGCATGACATTCGTTGACGCAGTTAAGAGGCTAACAAGCATTAGAAAGGCAATGGCATGAAATTAAGCGAATTGGATTTGCCCGAAGACCGTAAGGAGTTTATTCGGGAGGTTTGCAAATGTTTTAATGCCCAGGCTGTGTATGTGGTTGAGTCAGATTTTAATAGCATCGGGAGGAAACGAAATGGATTACTGGAAGCCAAGGACCAGAACGGAATTAAATAAGTGGCTTGAAAAGCAGTACCCGGGGGATTCGTTTAGAAGAAAGACCGAAGCGCAGTGTTGGGCGGTATTTTACAGAACAATCGATAAACATAGAAAAGGAGAAGTTAAATGCTAGAAAAATTAAAAAAACCAGAAATGGTAGTCGCCAGCAAACCTAAGTTCATGATTTCGGGTGAATCCGGCTGCGGTAAAACTACTTTTGCATTGGATTTCCCTAAACCAGTTTTAATTGACTGCGAGAATGGGGCCACACGTTCGCAATATCAGGAAAAGCTCCAGAAAAGCGGCGGTATGTATTTTGGTAAAGACGAGGGTTCTCAGTCTTTCCAAGAGGTAATCAAGCTTGTTAAGGCTCTTACTACAGAGAAACACGATTTTAAGACCTTGATTATCGACAGCTTCTCCTATCTCTATATGCTGGAAGCTGCCGAGGCAGAGGCTAAGGGCGGCTCTGAATTCGGTAGGGACAAGAAGGCGGCCAATATCCCCACTCGCCAGCTTATGACACAGCTTGAGAAAATTGATATGAACGTCATTCTTATTGCTCATAGCAAGCAGGCATGGGAACGCAAAGGCAAAGATTTAGTTAATGCTGGAACAACTTTCGACGGCTGGGACAAGCTTGAGTATACGCTGGATCTTTGGATTGAAATCCAAAAAGGAAGCCGGACATTCATGGTTAAGAAGTCCCGCATCTTAGGGTTGCCTCAAGGTGATTCTTTCCCCCTCTCCTACGATAAATTCGCCGATGTGTACGGACGTTCAGTGATCGAGAAGTCTTCGACACCGATTAAATTAGCTACGACCGAGCATATAGAACGCCTTAAGAAGCTCATCGAAGGGTTAAAGGTGGAAAAAGAAACCATTGATAAATGGTTTACAAAGTGTGGTGTTGAAAGCTTTGAAGATATGTCCCAGGAACAGATTGGAAGTTTAATTACTCACTGTGAAAAACAGATAAAAGAATTAGCAGGTGCTAGGTGAAAAATAAACCTTCAAACGCCAAGAAACATAAACATCTGCGTAGAGAGCGCTTCAAATGGCCTTCTCTTGCCAGAGTAAATGTTAAATCAAGCAACAAGTTTAACCCGACAGAAGAAGACATTAAACACGGACTAAGAAAGGAATAACAATGGTCAAACGCAGCTACACATTATCTGAAGATGAACCAGGACAAAAGAAATTTGATGTTCCGAGCGAGAAGGAACACCTTTTCCAGGTTACGGATGTATTTACTTGCAGTGACGAGACAGGCGTCAAGCTTGGATTGGATGAAAATACCGTCTCGGTGAAACTGGAAGTTATCGGCGGTGATGAAGAAGGCCGTACCCTCCTCCAGCGTCTTAGCTTGGATGAAATCTGGAAGGGATTCTTTGCAACACGCCTTTTCTTAAAGGCCATCGGTGAACCTCATAAAGGCCAAATTGATATCGATACTGACCGCTGGATTGGTCGTCAAGTGTATGCAACTGTCGTTCACAACGGACAGTACGCGAATATCAAGGAATACAACTTCGATAAAGTCGTTGAACAAACTACGCCCTCATCTGCTGCGGCTGCTAAGGGTGATGAAATCGACTGGGGTAATTAATGAAAGAATCCCCTGTCCTTAAAAAAGTTTCGGACACATTAGGGGTTTATGAATTCCACAAGGTCGTAATCTGGTGGGAGAGGCTTAACTCCGGGAAAGTACGAAGCATGTACTCAGGGCGTTGGGTTGGCTTATGTGATAAAGGCACAAGCGATTTCGTTGCCGTGATCCGTAACCGTGAGGGCGGCCTCTCCCTCCTCTTTATTGAATGTAAACGTGGTGATGGCCAAGGTCATTTGAGTGAATATCAGGAAAAATTTCGGGATAAGTACAAAGCATTAAAAGACGTTTATTACATGGAAGTCATTGACTCGTATCAGGTTAAATCCCTGTTAGAGAGAATAGGTATAGATCGAACATCCGAAATCGTAATGCCCTAGGAGAATCATATGGAAATGGATTATGTGGCTTGCAGTAAAGGAGTTTTTAAATCTGGAACCTATCGTTCGAATATGGAAGAAGTTCGCAAACTGCACAGAGAAGCGAATCTGACGTTGTTGGATGAGGATTACGATCAGGGGGATTTGGCATGAAGATATACCAAGTTGTTTTCAAGCTTAGGAGATCAGAACCAATATTTTTTGTGGTGGATTCTGTCTCTGAGCTTGATTCTTTAGCTAATAAAATTTATCCAGATCAAGAATATGACCGCATTGAATACATTGGTTCTAATGTAATCAATAAATGGGCGCAATAGGAGAAAGAATGAAAATATTTATATTCATGCTTCTTCTTACCTCAAACGCCTTGGCCTATCCCTCCGGCATCTGTAAATCCTCGGAGGGGTATTACAAGAACGTGAAGTTTAAGGTGGAAGAAAGCTCGGATTTAACCTATGCGGTGGAGTTTCAAAAAGCCCACCGTGGGCAGTTGATAACGGATAAAGACGGCGAGTTTTTTTCAGTGATCTGGCATGAGGAAATAGCGGCACCGGCAACGGGGTATACGTGTTTTAGGGTTGAGGAGAGTTAACCGAGCAGTTAGCAAACAAGGGAGAGTAAATGAACTTAGACCCAAATAAAGAGTATCGGTTTGAGTATGACATTGATTTGCAATCATGGGATTTCTGTAGAACTATCCGTGTCGAAATCACAGGAAGCCATAAAGGATTTCAAAACATAGATTTTGCACTAAGTAATTTTGTTGAAGATTTACCTTTTTGCGGATGGCAACAGGACGGCGACCGGGAAGATTTTAAAGAAATGGTTCTCACTACTTCCAATGGCGATGTGCTTTCCGTTGAAATTTATGACGAAGACGACCTAAAGGAATTGGTCACTGGCGTGCGGCTTGTTCGGGTTTCTGAATACAAACAAACTGCTGCCCCAGAGAACGCAACTGTGTCCAGCAACGGGACGGTTGGCAAAGTTTTAGCGCAGGGACAATAAAGGAGAGGGAATGGAAATATTAGGAGTGACCATTGGGGCAATATTGATTGGCTGGAATGCCAAGAGCTCGAAAGAGTTAGTTATTAGTTGGGTTGGCATAGTGTTCATAGTATTTAGCGTCGGGTATGGAATTGCTAACGGTGTGTGTAAATAAGGGAGACGGAATGAGAAAGTGGCGAGGCTTCATTGTAGAGAGTTATCACTATGTTAGCCCACGGGGGCTGAAGGAATGGTTTAGTTTTATAACAGGTGTGCCTAGGGCCGCGTTCCGGTATTACCTTTTGACTTTGATGGATTTTTTACGCCGTCGAATAAACCGCACGCCAAAGAGGTAGGGAAATGAAAAAAAGATTCACTAATGGCTATAAGGACGGTAGTGGCAAAGGAACCATCCTATTTAATGGCAAACCGCTGTTTAGAACCCATTGGGGCTGCGCATGTTGTGATTCTGGGCCTAATGAACAGCAATTAAATAATGCCACAGAACTAGTTAGATTATTAAACGAGCCTGGAATAGCCATAAATATTGATGGACGGAAAATCAAATGAAAGATAACGCCGTTATTTTAGACGCCTGTTGCGGGAGCAAAATGTTTTGGTTCGACCGGGATAATCCCAATGTGCTTTTCACGGATATACGCCGGGAAGAACATGTGCTGTGTGACGGCCGGGAATTGAAGATTGACCCGGATATGGTCATGGACTTTACAAACCTAGAGTTTTCTAATGGGCGCTTTAAGTTAGTGGTTTTCGACCCTCCCCATATGGACAGTCTTGGCAAGACAAGCTGGATGGCTAAGAAATACGGCTCTCTCCCTATCAACTGGAAGACTGTTATACGGGATGGATTTAGAGAGTGCTTTAGGGTCTTAGAACCGAACGGCATCTTAATATTTAAATGGAGTGACGTTGATATAAAAGTTTCGGAAGTTTTAAATCTTATTGAAGAGCGGCCGCTTTTTGGACACCGCACGATGCAGAACAACCGTACCATATGGCTGTGTTTTATGAAGTCGGCGCAACCATACGCACAAGAGATTGACCCCACCCGCATTTGAGGTGAGGGTTGGAAAGATTTTAATCATACAGAGGGAAGAAAATGGACAAGCAGACAGGAGAAACCAGATGACCATTAAAGAACAAGAAGAGTTTATCGACACGTTAGCTACTAAATTTAGGGTTATTGCAGATGAAAATATGATTCCTATTTCTTTTAGGGCGGCCAGGATGTTTGCCATGGTTTCTAATACTGAATTGCAGAAACTATTAAACGAAAGGAAAAGCAATGAAAGAAGCATTGATTTATCTAGGTAGTGGCATGTTGTTTGGCATGGGCGCATGTTTTGGGGTGGCCATAAGCATGTTCTGTATAAGCTCTGTGAGAAAAGGCATGATTGAAGACCAAAAGGAATATAACAAGAAGGTTTTAAGCGCTCTAGAGGAAAAAGTAGCGGCTATCTATGCTGTGGAAGCGGCTATTAAAGAGCATAAACTCAAGGATAATGCATGAGCGAAGAGAAAATGACTCCCATAGAAGAGTTAAAAGCCGATTTTAAGGCCCTAAATCGTCGCATAGAGGCGTTAGAATCAGCGCAGGCAGGGGCGGGTAAGGAGAGGGGGCGCTGTTCTGGATTTAGATGCCCCTGTGGATGTGTTTATGGCTTCATTGGAAATGAATTTGCGGGAAGGATACGTTGCGCTAAACATAATGACAAACTAGAGATTGAATCTGCGCCCAAAGAAGAAACAACCCTTGCAAATAAGTTGGCTGAAATTGCCTATAAAAACCCGGAAAATTATCAAGACTGGGAAGCTGTGGCAAGGTACGTTTCCAAAGCCATAGAGCAGGCAAAGGTTGAGGAGCGGGAAAGAATTAGAGGAAAGTTCCGGGCAATTCACTCTGGAAGGACTGCGTATCTAAGTTTAAGCGCAGTTGAGAGTTTGCTATTCGATGAGGTCAATAATGGCTAAACACTTACCAACAGTAGGTTCCAAATCGGAACGTGGCACCTCTCTGGTGCGAAAGGTGGTTTCAAATGCGTGAGTTTAAATTTAGGGCGTGGGATAACTACGGTAAAAAAATGTATTTCGATGGTCTATTCATTGGATTAGATGGGGACTACTCTTTTAATCCTAATATTATGCCAAAGAAATATAACCCTTATGAATTTGAAGTTATGCAATTCACAGGCCTTAAAGATGAACACGGCAATGATATTTACGAAGGTGATATTGTTGAGACAGTTGAGCAAACAATGAGTCATGGCGATGAAATAGTCTGCGGAGAAGTTGTTTGGGATAAGCATTTTGGTTTTATGTTGGACTTCTCAAATTACGGCACGCAAACAGCAATAGGAGCCTTTATTGATTTAGGCACTAAGGTCATCGGCAACATCTACGAAAACCCCGAATTGCTTTCGAACTCACTACCCACCCCAAATATCGCAAGGGTTGAGGGTGAACAAACTACCGACGAGGTTCGGGCTAAGACAGGAGAAAGATGATGGGCTTTGCGAATTGTATGGGATTGGGATTTATAGTTCTAGCGGTTTCTACAGTCTTTAGCTGTTTCTGGCCCCATGTCAGTTTGTATAAGACGCCAACTGACTTTGCGATTGGAGCTATAGTTTTATCAATTGGTGTTGCAATGGTTTGCTACAACGGAAAGTAGCCCAATATGGGGAGCTGGATAGTAGCATCAGTGGTAGAAGCCGCAAGTACGGGTCGAAGGTTCGATTCCTTCCTATCCACTCCCCTTCAATATATGCGCTGTGCGTGGCGGAATACATAACGAAAAATCGCATCATTAGATTCTTAGGATAACGCCTAAGACGTTTGCAGGTTCAAATCCTGCCGCCAGCGCAGTAAATAAAGAAAGGAAAGTAATGTTCACGCTTAAAGACATCAAGGGTGCGGTTGTTGAAAAGAAAGACCATGCCGTAATAGATGGAGTAACACCAGAAGGTTTTGGGCCTCATAGATTTTTGCAAGGTGATTACGAATACATGAAGGATTTTGTAAAGAGGGATAATTCTAATATACCTTTTTGTGTTGGCATAATTCACTGTTCTAAATGCAAAGAAGATAGGATTCATAATCAAGCCATCGACGCCCAATCCAGCGTTAAATTGAGGTTTAACAGGGAGAAGTTGGCAATTGTCCTATATGAAGATATTGAAAGTCTTTCTGGCCTAATGCCTGAATGGTCTAAGGCCAGCACTGGAAAGAGGGATTATTACTTGCAAAGGGCTGATGCCATCATCGCCGCAGACAAGGACATAATCGAAGTCGAACCCTCTACTGCCCCAGAGAAGTCCCCGGCTCCGCAGACGGCAACCACGAAAGGAAAAAGTCATGACCATTGAGGGGTTGAAGGAATCATTTAAGGCCAGCCCCCAATAACAGGACAGGAGAATATGAACGAAAGGAATGTATGGACATTAAGGAATTAGCGAAAGAGTTATCAGCACTGTACTGGGAAGATGATGAACCGCATCCAGATGGCACTAGGTTGGCCAAGCATGTCCAGAAGCTAATCCTAGAGGGTAAGATTGAATCCCATAGCTTTTATTTATCAGATAACGAGCATGATTCTGATGGGAATTTTGCAAAGAACTCAATAGCCGAGCTTCAGGCCCAACTCGACCAACTAAAGGACAGAAAATGAATATTTGGCAAATAGGACATACAGTTTGGTTTGGCTTTGTACTTTTACTTGCTATTAACTGCCCAGATGAGCTTCCCCTGCGGATTTTAACGGCAGCGCTTGGGGTACAACTTTATGCCGTAATGATGATTTTTGATTCTAAAAAGTCGAAGAAACTAATCGCACCAGAGAACCGCAGCACTGCCACCTCCCCGACGGTTGGCAAGGAGGATTTATGACCAAACAGGCGGAGAAGGAAAGAATATGAAAGTAAAACAAGAAAATATTCCTACTATCACCAAAACAGAAACAGCCTATATCTTAAAAGTACCATTTGGGTTTATTCAAGAAGTTAAAGACTGGCGTTTTGTTCTTATACAGGAATTTGTGACGTTAATGACCAAGCCAGAAGATTTTATTGAAAATGCTAACCGAGGTCTAATCAAATGACAGAGAGAGAAAAGAAGGCATTAAGGAATAAGGTCTGGTACTCCTCCTTGCGGGAATCAGTTAAGAGAGAGCGTTTTGAAAAGGCGAAGTCTTATTTCCAGAAATATCCGTGGTTAAGGTCTTTTTATGCCGCAAGACAACGAGTTTTTGGAAGCAATCCGAAGCATTATCTCTACAAGGGGCTAGAGTTTACGATTACCAAGGAAGATGTCAAAGAGTTGTGGGTTAGGGATTGTGCTAAGGATATGACTACACCAAGCATTGACCGCATTGATGTAAAGGGTGGTTATACCAAAGCAAATTGTAGATTCATTGAAAAGTCATTAAACACAGGTCGTGGCCGCAAAGAACAAACACACTGTATTCATGGACACGAATTTACCAGAGAGAATACCCGCAAAGATAAGTACGGTAACAGGAAATGCCGGGAATGCGGACGGATTAGAGATAGAAAATATTATGAAAAGTCTAAAAACGCAGGCCTGTAACCCCCGTGAGGGAGAAGGAAGATAGATGAAGAAGTCCAAGTATCTCATAATCCAGCATCATCATACCGTTGGCGGCCAACTAAAAGACAGAATGTTCTGGACTGGCATTGTCGAAGGTGAAACGGATGTGTGGGATTACGGCCTAAAACATCAATTGAAACAACAGGCTCTTGATTGCGGGATGGGCTATAAAGTTTTGAGATGGCACAGGAATGGAGAAATATCCATCATTGAGCAACATAAACCTATTAGCACCCCCCAAGGCGCAAAGGAGGCTTGAATGGAGAAGAAATTAAGAGAATGTCCGTTCTGTGATGGAGAAGCATCTTACGACCGAGATAAATGTAACAATTACTACGGCTATATAGACTACGTTGAATGTAACAAGTGCGGAGCAACTATCAAGGGAAGAAACGACGCTCCAATCATTCGTTGGAATACCCGTGTTGCCCCAGAGAACGCAACCGTAGCCGTTGAAGAAAGGTCTGGTGTAAACCATGAAAGAGATTAACCAGAAGGAAGAATTGAAGCCGTTGATAACATCTAAACAGTTTTCGGAATTAAGTAAGCGTGACCTTCAGAACGGGGCTGTATTGGATGAAATATACATGACGCTCAAGAACTATGAATCCCGCCCCGCTGTGGTGAAAGAGGCTGGCAAGCCAGCAGAGGCTCTGGTGCCGTTGGATGACAAAGGGTTTGATGCTTTTAGAACTATCTTAGTCAGGGAATTAGAAAGCAGAATTGTTGAAATGTCCTTTGCGCATACTAATTCAATGCGCTTGCAAAGCATCGGGATGACCATTGCTGATATTCTACGTGCCAAGTTCGGCACCACTCCGGCTAAGAGGCTGACCGCAGACGAAATGATAAAAATTTACCATAAAGGATGCAGCGAAGGCCGTTCAACGCTTGAGATATTCGGGCAGATCGCAGCGGCCAAGTGGAACGCTCGCTCTCCCCGTGTCGAGGCTTCGGAGGAACAGTTAATTAAAATAATCTGCAACAGTACGGCAATAACGACCAAAGAAGCCACTAAAGTTGCCAAAGCAATTAAAGCACATATCAACGGGGGTGCGTGATGATTAAGACAGTCAGCTTAGAAACAGCCAAGGCGTTGAGGAATGCTGGTTTCAAAAAGGAATGTGATTTCACTTGGGAATTTCGTCATCCAATTAAAGCTGACGATGGAGATGGTTGGGAATTGTTTCACAGGAGCAGATTCCTAAATCTAGCTAACCGTTACGGAGTTTTTTCCCCAACCACAGACGAGTTGCTTGAGGAGTTGCCGAAGGAATTGAAAGGCAATGACCTTGCTATAAGATTTAACGGCACGATTGGCTGGGAGATTGGCTATGAGAACAAGTACTTTCAATATGAAGAATATGTAAATAGTCAAAGTCTATGCGAAGCCGTCGCTCAAATGTATTTGTTTCTAGCTAAGGAGGGCCTGCTTTGAAAATCGGCACCTTTAGATGCTGGCTGTTTGGGCATAAGTTTATAGGATATGGAAAACCAGAAAGTATATTTAACGGCGGTATTTGGCGACCATTAGTTGAATCTAATTTCTGCGTCAGATGCGGAATCGAGCGTCCCGCTGCACAAGAGAACAACACCCCACCGAATTCTAAGAAAACGGCTGGCAAATGACCCCTATAGAACGTTTAGAGGTACTAGAAATCATCAAATGTATTTTAACCTCAACTCTTATCCCCCCTATTTATGTAATAGCCTACTGTTTATGGAAAGGACGCAAAAATGCCGGAACCGGACAGAATTAAACGCCTCCCCCATGGATGGTACATTAAAGACAGCGCCGTAAACTATCTTACCGGCTTAATTGTAGTGCTGTTCTTTGCATCCATGATTTACGGGTTTATGACAATGCCAAAAGAGTTTAGGCGTGGGGTTTTGCCGGAAATAATTAGGATTAGAGAACAACAAGAAAAAAGAATGAACGTATTGGAAGAAAATTTGGCGCAGACACAGCACTTATTGGAAAGATTAAATAGCAATATCATGCCTTCGTGTTTTGTGGGAAGATCCTCAAGAAAAAATCTTTTGTATCGCACAAGATAGATGTTGGAAGAATTTCTAAATAGCTTGATGCCGGAATATCACAAGATGAGAAGTTGCTTGCGAGTAGTGTCGGAGGGCCTTTTAGACGGTCCGGCCATACACCAACCGGGAAGAACTCTTTCGAATATTTAAATTCATCCTTGTAATCTCGTTTACCGATATTCTTTGGGCCATTAAGAGTCTCTAAATTTTTTCCAAATATATTGTTCTCCGGGAAATAATTACAATCATGCAAAATAATGTATCTAGCCTTGTTTTTTATTCTCTTAATGGTTAAATGTCTAGCCTCCCAAGGATTCTGATCTACAAACACAACATCCCAATTTTTTTCAGAAATACGAGATATGGCCTTTTCCCAAGATTCGATAGCTTCTAATCTATGCCAATCTGTTTTATAGAAATAAAACTTATCTAACCACTTTCTGTCACTTTCTAATGTAAGTAATTCTCTTCGCTTAGATGCGCATAACTCATGCAAGAAAGGAGTACTGCCAAATCCAGAGCCGCACTCTAATACGGGCCCATCGGTTTTTGACAATATTTTATAAAGGACGTCCCGGTGGGTAATATAAGAATTTAATACCTTCTTACGGAGGAATGACATAAGAAGAGTGTACCATATAATTCTATAAGATCAATGTTCACAGGATACGTTGCGGCTTGCTTCTTTAAGCAGAATTTTAAATGTCTCAGGGTCAACACATTCGGCGTCAAACGTAACTGGCTGCCCTTTCTTAAGGTTGGCATTAAGAACTTGATTTGATTCTATCTTCAGATTTCTTTTTAATACCCCGCAAGATATTGTTGACAGACTTAGTATCCCTAGAATCAACGCTAGAATCAATCTTGTTGACTTCATTAACCCTTCCCTTCTTTTTAAAATATTTAGCCACCTGATCTATCCGATCAGTGATCCAAGCGGTTACTTTAAGACCATCTTTAATGGCTCCCATTATTTGATGCCTTTAATAATAGCCACGCCTACTTCTGTAATTAACTTCAATATTTTATTGGGAGCCTCTTTACCCTTAGAAATGGCCAACGATTTTAATTGGTCAACCAGCCTCTTTGCCTTCTCTTCCCCGCTTAGGTTCTGGCCTTCTAAGTCATTTACCATCGCGACAACCTGCTCTGCGGTTGCGCCGATCTGTGCCACAAGATGATTTAAAAAAGCCTGTAGGAAAGCATTAAGAAACTGTTTGAGTAGTGCTTGGAATATTTTTATCATATTTTTTCTCCTGTTTTTGATCTCTATCCGAACGGTCAAAATAAGCTTTTGCTACATATACTGCTAATCCAGAAAATCCCATGATTAAACCAGTAACAAATGATTCAAGATTTTCTGAACTTGTTTTCTGCGATTCCAAATAGAAATGCACGGCATGGCTAACAATCTGACAATAGGTCACGCCAATAAAAACAGTAATAAGAAATCTTGCGCTCAAAATCTTATCTACTATCTTCTCCAATAATGTCATCACATCCTCCAATTTATTAAGGTATCCTGCGCTTTAACAAATCTTTAATTTCTGATAAATCAGACTGTATTGACCCAAATCTTGCTTCAATAGTTGTAACTCGCTCGCTTAACTCCCATGCCTTATTTTTACCTTCGCTTGCTGTTGACCAAGCGGCTCCTATAAAAGAGGTGAGAGAAAAGCCAATGATGGCTATTAGAACACCGACCAATATCTTCCCCCCAACATCATCCCTTCTTTCTGGCCCCATAATTTTCCACTTTCCTATTTCTGTTAATGTTCTATTCACACGTTCCACACGCACATAAACGCCCACTGGCATCAATGCAAGCCGATGTTCCAGCATTACCGCCGGTGTTTGTATCAGTTACTCTAAACTGACCTTGGACGACCAATAGGTCTTGTGGTGCTGTTGAACCAATACCGACATTACCATTTGTATCTATCCGCATCCTTTCGGTCTGCCCCGCACCGTCAGTAGAAAATGCCAATGCGCTTTCGAAATTACTGGCATTCGTACGGATACCCTGAATACGGGGGCCACGGGAATCCGTAGCAAATGTGTTTAAATCGATGGAAACTGCCGTTCCAACCATTGAATTAGCGTTCTTGATCGTAATACCCACAACATTACCACCATCATTACTGCCAGTAATCCTAAGTTTCTCGGCGTTCGCCACCGTAGTGCCGATACCCACATTGCCATTCGAATCAATAACGAATGGGGTTGTATCCCCAGAAACATCGTCAACCCGGAAGGCATCTGCGGCGGATGTTTGAAGAACATTCAAGGTAGCTTTTGGCGCGATAGAACCAATACCAACATTACCCTCGGTACTGATTCTGACATGCTCGTTACCGACGGCACCTAACGTTAGGGCATTGTTGCTGAAACTTCCAATAAAAGGCAATCCATTCGACCCTTTAGAGGCGGTCAAGCCGAGGGAATTGCCTTGTAAATCGGTAACACGAACGCCTACGCTTGAATTATTACCATGCGCAACTTGTAAAACGTTGTTCGGGGCCCAGGTTCCGATACCTACACTGCCATTGGTCACAACTAATCCACCTTGAGGCGTGGTGGTGCCGATACCGACATTTCCCTGCACAATGAGACCATTTGAAGGGGCCATGCTTGCACCAGAATATAGCTCCCCAATTGCAACGTTGCCTTCAACGTCTAATGTATTAACTGGGGATTGTAAACCGATACCAACATTTCCAGACGTTGATACCCTTAGATAAGATGTTGTAGGATAACGGACAACCACAATCCCGCTTCCGCCTGTACCGCCTGCCCCGGATGAGTTGCTTCCGCCACCACCACCAGACCCAGTATTGGCTACAGCATTCCCTCCGGGTTGGCTGACACCATTGCCCCCATTTCCGGCAGAGGAGCAGCCTTGAGTCCCGTTGTTGAACCCGCCACCACCCCCGCAGGCGTACATGACGGTAGTACCTGTGATCGAGGAATTAATACCTGTCCCCCCGTTACCCGGAGAGCCCAGCCCAGAGGCATTTGTCCCATTGGCTCCGGCACCAGCACCACCACCTGCAGAACCTGCGCCTGATGCTGAATTACCATTACCGCCACGATTTCCTTGTCCTGCTGTGCCGTCACATCCTTGAGGCGTTCCTGTTGAGGCACCCCCAGCACCACCACCTGATCCCCCAGTGGTACAGGCTACGTTATTAAAACGACCCCCTGCGCCCCCTCCTATGGCTGTCAGACCATTAAAAGACGAATTGTTTCCAGATGCGTCTGCACCACCACCAGAACCAACAACGATAGAATATGCTTGGGCTGTTAAGGTTGTTCCAGTCCCTTGTAAGAGTCCCCCTGCTCCCCCTCCTCCTCCAATTCCGGTACCGCCACCGCCCCCGCCAGCGACGATCAAATACTCAGCATTCGAACATCCGCTTGTGACAGTCAATGTCCCATTGGATGTAAATGTATGAATTGTGTAGCCGCCAGAGGTTGTTACTGTTCCTCCAGTAGCAACACAGGCAGCCGGGCCAATCTGGGTTGTACCTGTTACTTCTAATTTATTCGATACAGGAATGGAGCCTATACCAATATTCCCTGAAGCTTCAAATATTGACACAGATGCGCCAGCAGTATTAGTGCTTGTATAGACTAAATGTCTGCCAGTTGTACCTACGCCTACGTTTGTGGCGCTACTTGGAGTAACGGTTACGGTAGCCGTCCCATCCCCATTATTTGTAACTGAAGCCCCAGAAAAATTAAGCTTATAGGGCCATGTACAAGTAACTTGATCGGCGGTACATATATTTAACGGCGCACGGGTAGACTGCGGCCCAGTAACAGACTGCGCTGTTGCATTAAACGAAACTAAAAAGAAAAAAAAGATAGCGAATAATTTAATTTGCATCTGTGCCTCTAAAGTGATATTTTTTAATCATGTACGAGTTCATATTCTGCTACATACTCATTCCGCTTATATTGCTTAAAATTAGGATTATTCCTGAGTAGCAATCCCTGCGGCATCCATGCCTAATTTGCCCATTGTGCCAAGACCGAAGGCTCCGGCACCAGTTAATCCTATCTTCTTTAACAGTTGCGAAGTGGCCTGCGCCCTTTCAAATTCCTTAATCTTATTAACTGTCCCTCTTGGCATTATTTCCTCGAACATAACCTTTTTCTGAGGATCTAACTGGCTATATTTCTTCATCTTTTCAACCGTAGACCCAATCCTAAATTCAGGAGCAACTGACTTATACTTACTCATAAAACTCCCGTAGGATTTATTTAATGCCCCCAATTCAGGATGAATATCTACTACAGTAGATTTAATATCGTCGGCCAATTCAATTAACATGCGGTCTTCATTAGTCCATTGGACTGTATGCCATCCATTCTTACGACCTTGGTTTAACTTTGTTCTAATAGAAGGGAGATTATTGATAAATTTAACAATGTTATCGGCTTCCTTGGCCGAAACTTCCGTCGAATAATCTCTCTTAGAGAATTTATTAACTAAATCGAATATTCTGTTTGCTTGAGGATTCTTAGCAGCTACCTGTTGCGAAAATTCAGGGTTTTGCATAAGACTTTGAGCGTTATCGACGAAATTTCTAAATGGAGCATCGAGTGAGACGCTCTTGTCTGATTTACCGATAATACCTTCGTAGTCTTTACCAAAGTTATCAATTACCGATCTCTTGCGACTTAATAGAGCATTCTGGACTTCATCAGCAAATTCAGCCTGGGCTTGAGGCTTAGAATATTTACCCATATCGGAGATTAATTTTCCTATAGGAGTGCCTTGGACAGCGCTTTTAATTGCTCCCCCAGCCATCCCTACACCTTTTAAAACGGGCGCAGCTAAAGCATTCGCAGGTGCTGTAGCCATGTCAGCCATCTGACCACCAACCACACGATTAAACGCCGCATTCCCAGCCCGCGGAATCTGCCGATCGTATGGTGCGCTTTCAACCTGCATAAAATCAGGACTGTTAATATTCTCAACTGCCCTGTCTTCTACTGTCTTACCTGTAAGTGTCTGCGGAAGTCCTTGAAATAACGACTTAAAGGGATGTTGGCGAACGTAGTCAACGCCCATAGTCGCAACGCTTTCAGGTTCTGAAACAGCCGTAGGAGTACGTGACGATTCACGTTTTGCCAACTCTCGACGAGCCAATTCCTTCATAGCTTGTTGTTTAATATTATCGTTCATTGATAATTGCCTTTAGTTCATCGTCTGACATGGTTGAGAAATCCACGCCACTACTTTCCGAGGAACCCACAGGATCTTCTCCGTATGATTCCTTGAAAGCTTCTCTTTTGCCCTTCTCCTCAGCATCCAAGAATCTGACTAGCTTATCGAAAACCACCTTAACAGCAGGCTTAGAAGCCAAATTATCGTCTGCTGCGGCTTCCTTAAACAATTCCATTTCTTTATCAGAAATAGCGCCTTTGGTATAAGCTGTATTAAGCAATGTGGCATCTGTTAAAACAGTCTTAACCTTCTGCCATTCTCCAAGCACTGGATCGTCTGGATTAAACATTTTGCTCCCTGCAATAGCCATTCTTCCGCCTAAACCAGAGGGAATCTTATCTAGCGCCTTAACAGCTTCATCTACACGCTCACGGGTGACTTTATTCTTCTCAGTATCAATCTTTATTTCTTTAAGTTCCTTGTTCTTGGCATTCTGCACGCTTGCGGGGATTGTCTCTGTCTTTTCTTTGCGTACCATAGGCTGCCCCTTCTGATCGAACCCAACTACTTCAAATCCCTCAGGAACACCTGTTAGGCCAAATTGTGATAACGAATTCTTAGACGGCTTAAACTTTAAATCTCCCGTATCGGTGTCATACTCCATTCCTAATTCACTAGCTTTATTGGCATCTAACGTCACGCGACCGCTTTTGGGCTTAGGAATCCCTACGGCCTTGAAAATACTGTCTAATGTTTTAATCTTTTCTTCATCAGTCTTGCCTTCAGTATCTACCTGGATACTGCTGCCCGTCTGCTTCATGTAATCATCGGCAGCTTTCTTATATTCCTCATAGCTAGGCTCTTCTTCACGAAGTATCCCAAACTGGCGAAGCATATCTGAAGTTTTCTTTAGTTTATTCTCCTTGGCCTTATTGTCACCGTAGGCTTGTGCGACCTGGCCAACCCCTTCCCCTAAAGCCAAACCCGATTTAAAAGAACCGCTGTATGTTGTGTCAAAAGGATCTGATAATGCCATAATATCTCCTAATTAAGCAGTGGCCCCGCCTGGATTACCGCCTGCTTTAGCCGTTGCAACCTTAGCAGCCGCACCTAACAATTGACCTGGAAGCGCATGTAAAGCAGCTTGCCCTCCGTAATAATTCCCAAGTTGTGCCTGATGAGGATAGGCCTGATATTGAGCGTTATTAAATGCTCCTGTAGCTTGTCTACTCAGTGAATTAAGCCCCGCATTTTGTTGAGTTGAATACAAATTCGACAACCCAGACATGTTATTATTAGCTAAATTAGCTCCATACTGACTAACTTGTAAGGCATTGTTCAGAGCCTGTTGCCGTGAGGCCATACGTGCCTGGGCTTCCTTAATGGCTAAATCTACCCCTGCACGGCCCATAGACTCGATTGCTAACCCCGAATTTAATAACCCGCGCTTTTGATAATATGAATTAATAGTATCCTGCGCAGCCATAAGTTCAGGCTGCAATGTACTTTGAAAATACGCATTTGGGTCTTGTGTCTCTGATAAAACCTGAGAATAAAACGCTTTTCCAAGATCCCCCTGATTCTTTATCTGATCCTCACCCGTCATATATCCTTCGGGCAAATCACCTAATCCCTGTTGTCCTAAATATATACTTCTAAGAAAGTCGCCTAATTGAAAAGACTTAGAATACTGATCTTTCTCTTCTCCTGTTTGGGCCGCTCTCTGGTAAGCCTGTTCTCCAGCTTCTCTAATCCCAGTTTCTGCTCTCTTTTTATCCTTAGAAGAGCCAAAATCCTGATTGATAATGCCAAAACCCCCAGCAATGCTTCTCGGATCATTCATCCACAACATATTTATCTCCTATAAATCAGCTTATCTTTCTTTCTGTCGTGCCAATAAAATTTATAAACATCTCCAAGAACATACTTTAAAGCTGTACGAACCCTTACCAAAACATTTTGGCTTCTATACGAAGGCTCCACCCAGCAATTATTCACGAAAATGTATCGCTTTCCGTCAATCCTGTTATCTTCCCATGTTAGAAATACGACAATTTTTCCTTGGTTTACCTCATAAAAAAATCTGTCATGCTTAACACAGTCCGCTATGGATAACACAGCGTCTTCATTGTCCTGAATTCCAGCGCGTTTAATGATGTCGAAAGCTAAGTTTATTTTCTCTTCTAATGTCATTACTACGTTCCCATAGCCATCCACGTATAAGTTAATGTGGCTCCAGAGTAATCATTAAAAATGGTCACGGATGAACCACTTGATATCGATATCCTTGGATTCTCACCGACAGAACCAGGACCGGTGCCAACTTGAGTTATTACAAAAGAAAATGATGTCGAGGAAGAGAAGGCTAAATTAGTTATTGTTGTGCTGCTGGAAGCCCCTATAGAAACCTGACCATAGGCAACTTTCAAGGCAGTCCCTTGTCGTGCTGTGGAGGAAGACGTACTTGTTCCGTAGTCAGCTACGGCCCCTAAACTATTTACCCAAGATGGCGCGCTAATTGACGTATTGGTTTTCAGCACAAGTCCGGCTGTTGATCCTGCATCCAAGGCAGCCCAATTAGAAGCTCCCTTATATGCAATCGCCCCCTGACCCTGACCAGATAGAGTAAAATCTGTAATATTGGCCGCCGGAAATGCCCCAGCACCTGCGGGGGTAGATGATAACGATGTTAGCGCGGCCCCGGATACTTTTCCTGCCGTGGTTATCTGTGCTAACTTGCTGTCAGCAATAGCCGCTGAAGGCGAAATATCTGCATTAACGATACTATTCGTAAGAGCAAGTTTGCTATACGCAATAGCTGCTGTAGCTGATATAGCATCCCCCGTTATAGATCCAGAAGCATATGTATCTACTCCAGTTTGTAAGTAAGAATATAGAGCATTTTCATTCGTATTATTTTGAGAAGGATCAATAGGCGTATTGGACACATATGTATAGGCTCTCGTTGGTGCCGCAGCATATGCAAAGCTTGAAACAGATAAAAATAATATAATCAGATAAATCATTATAATTTCTCTTTCCTAATAGAAAACTGCCCAGAAACCCGGGGCGCCGTTCCCTCCAGTACTCTGTGACCCCCCGCTTGTAGCAGCGCCACCTCCTCCACCTGAACCGAATCCTGATCCAGCTGTAGGGCTAGTTCCTCCTGCACCGTTGAATTCTCCACCTGTTCCACCTGTACCATACGGTGATCCCGCACCGCCACCGCCGCTACTGGAAGCCCCCGATCCGCCAGCGCCACCTGCTACGGCCGTTTTCACGACTCCGCCACCCGACCCTCCTGACCCTCCAGCGCTTCCAGCTGTTCCTGCTCCGGTGACACTTGCCGTTGATCCACCTGTTGTGCCACTTCCACCCGTTCCCCCAAGTAAGGTTAAAGTATCGAATACACTATTGCCGCCACTGCTTCCACCCCCTCCGGCTACCCCTGTTCCACCTGATCCCACAGTGACTGTATAACTATTTCCAGGTACAACGGTATATGGATACATTGGTGTAATCCATTGCCCAGAACCGCCGCCTCCGCCGCCAGTGTTACTAACATTGTTAATCCCCGCTCCAGCCCCTCCTCCAGCGATGCCAACAAGATAAACTCTTGTAACGCCTGTCGGAGCCTCAAATGTTCCTGATGATGTAAAAACCTGCCCTAGGCGTGGCGCTGTAGTCTGAATAGTATTGTCTGGAAATCTAAATCCTCCACTTGTGCTGTAAACAATCCCAGCTACGGTTAAGGTTGCATTCGGATTAACCGTGCCGATACCCACATTGCCCCCCTGGACTATAAGCCTGCCATTAGCCGTAGAGGTGCCAACACCTATATTCCCCGTAGTAAAAAGCGTTGTACCTGTTAAGGATGTAAATGCACCCGTATTTGATGCTGTACTGCCAATAGGCCCAGGTGAGGTCAAATCTAATTTGCTTGCGACAATTCCAGCAGAAGAATTAATGTCGTTATTTGTTATGCTGCCAATTAAATTAAGCTTGGAATACGCAATCCCTGCACTATTAGATATGGCTGTATTATCAATACTTCCCGCCGCGTATGTATCTACCCCAGCCTGTAGATAGCTATACAAATTATTTTCATTAGTATTATTCTGATTTGGATCAATGGTTGTATGCGCCACATAGTTATAAGTGCGATTAGGAGGCGCAGCGTAAACTGTTGCAGAATATGAAACAAATAAGGCCAAAAAAATTAACTTAAGTTTGCACATTTCCAAGTTGTTCCATTAGGTTGATCTGTTTCAAAACAAATTTGCCATGTTCCTGAATTGTTATATAAGACATAGTCCCCAGCTTGGCCTTCCAGAGAACCGTCTGGATCGATCGTGACAATCTGAGCCTGATTAAAATGACTATAAATAAAATACAAATAGTTATATAAATTATGATTCGTAACAGGAGGAGGTGTAAATATCTCCCAATTCTTATTAATTGAACTTCCAGCGAATACTGGAGACGTCATAAAAATTAAAATGAAAAATAGCGGTCTCATATCCTCGTCGTAGGCTCAATAAAGGTCTCGAAACCTAAAATACTCATATCCTGATCTGCTGTTCTATTGGAATACCTAATCTGAAACATCTGCGTACCTAACCCTACTTCTTCACGGTCTATATTCAGGCCCCCACCGCCCCAAACTGCATCATTCCATAATGAAACTTCCCACAATGCCCCTGATGGCGTGTAATTAAAGGTATATATATTCCCAGATGAAGCGTAATCCGATTTAACTTCAATCTGTAGGGTTGAAGAATTAGTTGAAGAATTAATAACATATGTTTTAAGCAATCTTAGGTACTTATCGCCTAAAGCTGCCTCTGGATACCTAAACCATTTCGTTTGATAAAACGAGTAAATCCCAGGAGAAGTTGTGGTGCAGGGGCCAGCTCCAGAACAGGTATTCGAAACGTCACTATAGCTTCCCTGATCTGGGTACGCGTAAACTAGACCGTTATAATCTCCCCACACCAGTTGATTAGCCCCACTAGCATTTGGCATAACCATCCAGGAATTAGGTCTAATATTATCGAGTATCGTCCAAGCACTGCGATATGTATCAAATAACAATACCTGATTATTCTCAGAACTTCCTACAACTGATTCTGCGGCATAATAATCAAGGTCTTTATACCTGTAAGAAGAGTACCCTATTCCTAGTGTTTGTGCTGCACGGTCAAAATTATTGCTACCGATAGTGTTCCTAATCTTGCTACTAACAAATTTAACTGTAAAAGCTCCATCGTACACAGCAATATCATTCTGAGATGTTACAAAAAATATAGCGTTATTAACAATGGCAATTGATTGTTGCGAAAGTGTCCCCACATTATCAACCATCTTCTGAAGGCTGAAATCATCTCGATTAGAACCTGAGAGCATCCATATGCTGTTATTTTCAAATATATACAGATTCCCAAATGCTGAAACAAGGCCAGTAACAAACTGGCCGTTATCCTTATCTAAGTCAAAAAAATCTGTGGCTATCCAATTAGTGATTCCCCCATTTAAATCACTAAAAGAAACTCTAGAAGGATTATCTGGGTCGCCAGCTAAGAATAAAATATTCTTATGGTAGGCATTATATTTAGCCTTAGGACAATCTGGGTCTGTTGTGAATAAATAGACATTCCCAGTAGCTTGCCAAGCGGAGGGGTAAGTCGTATTAATAGAGCTCCCCGCAACAGTCATTACCAGCGTATTCTCAGCAACAGAGAATGTAGCTAATTGGTTATTATTAAAATTGGCTGGTAAATTTCCTGTCCCTTGGTCATCCCAAGCTCCTGTTGGAACATCCCCTGAATTATCTATTGTTTTTGAATACCCTTGAGCTTGCCCTCCGTTGTTACCAATAGCGAATATATATTTGTTTCCATTGGTTTTCTGGTAGAAAGCAATTCCAGGAACACCTGTGACGTTTGCACCAAGCTTATACGTAGAGTTTGGACTATCAATAATATTCTTATACCCATAACGCTTAATAAGGGCGCCGCCGGTATCAAAAACAACATTCTGGATGGCTGTAGCTTCATTATCAGCTATTTCCAATTGCGAGAGGTTGTCGTTTAATCCCCCATAATTGGCGAAATAAGAATATTTAATCCAAGGGACTTGCGCCCAAGAATTATGAGAAAGAACAAAAAATAACGCTAATATTAGGCTAGGGAGCCGAATAGCGTCTATCAAACGTGCTTTTTTCAAGTCCGTCCCCTGTCCTAATATATGTATCTTGTGACTGCATTAACCATTTTCGAGCAGAAGCATAACTACCAAGCTTGGACTTCATCTGTTGAAGTCCTTGAAGAAACCTTGCCTCAGACTCTACCTGAGATTTGTTAATATCCCCCTTCTGTAAGAAAATAAAGCTCAACGCCCCGTAAATAAGCAGCCAATGCCATTGCGTAGGCAAATCCGGTTCGTCGTATGAATTAACTAATGGTGTAGGAATTCTACGATACCGATAATACAGATTCTCTTGCATGGCAGGTATTGGATATACTTGAACCATCAAATTATTCATGGATATCGAATACGTTGTTGCAGTCTGTGTGCTTGTAGGTGTCTCATAGATCTCTAAATTTGTATCGTCAATCACACGCTTGATTGTATAAACAACCTGATTTGTTGATCCGACTGTAATCTTACTCATGCGACCTAGACCAGGAACAGAACTCCATCCAGTTCCAACACCTACAATAGTTGTAGAATTGGCAGTTGCTGTTACTGTTCCTGTCGTGTACGTATCTAAGGTTGTCCCCTCCATAATCTCCAACGTAGGGCTTGAGTATGAATATGGAGATGGAAAAAACTTATCGAATCTATCGGGAGGGGTCGAAAACATTGCTGTAGCATTTTGAAGCTGAATAACCGTATTATAGGTATCCACATCAGAAGCCAAACGGTATTCGTCCTTGTAAATCGTGTAGCTATTCCCGGAACTTGTGCTCCCCTGAAACTGGGTAACAAGTGTCATGGAAGTAGAACTGTCAATGGATTTAATTCGATAATACGGTTGACCATTTCCTACGCGGATCTTTCTTCCAACCATATCGGAAGTCCAGGAAGTTCCAGAACCAGTAATGGTAACGGAGCCGTTTGTCACAGTAGCCGTACCAGTAGAATACGGCGCAACGGTATTAATTACACCTGTATTAACCATGTAAAACGGCCATTCAAAGTATTCAGCAACACGCAATAAAGCAATATTAATAGCCTGCCTTATTAATGTTGACTGCTGTTGGACGTTGCTAATATTGGTAACGGCTGTCTGGATTTCTAAAAATGTCATAGCCCCTCCATGACGATAACGTCAACGGAACCTCCTGAAATGCCATAAATACTGGCCGTGTCTTCAATAGCGAATGTTTCTACCTGATACGGCATTACCTGCCATCCGTTAGTGCTTGAAACATTTGTGCCTCCAATAAAAATAGTCGCACTGCCAACATTCTGGATTCTAACGAATTGTCTGTTGGTCAACGGCGTAGGCGGAAAAGCTGTAGCAGTAGTGGTAACAGTAACGCGAGTTGTAAGGACTTCAACCCCTACAGTCACATCGTGTACCTGTCTATTTAATCCGTCCTTAAAACCCTCATTAGGTGAGAACGCTTTTCTTACCATTTATTAACTCGCTTTTTTGCTTTCTGCGATTAATGTCTTACGGCGCAATTCTTCTTCCTTGGCTCTTAATTCCTGTTCCTT